GGACATGTCCTGTCAGCCGTTTCTCAAGCAGGTCTTTTAACGAAGGCCCGATGGTAAGGCACCAGATGCAGAATCTGGGAGAGCACCATGAACACGATTAATTAATTCATGTTAAACATAAACACACACAAACTGCGTGTGCCACGCATAACAAAGGCACGGAGAGCACTAGTTGACACAATTAAATGCCAGACAGGTGTCTCACTCGGGCAGGATGCATCAAAGCTGTTTTCCATCTTTGATTCCTGGACAAAATGTGAAGGAATACGCTCTTCAACCTTACGGTTAAAGAATGTGTATCTCATCACACTTTGTCTCCTGCTTAACCAACCGAATCCCTGTATACCATTCATTAGAACAACAGAAGGTTTTCCTACTGTTATTCTATTCCTTAAGAAGTACGGTTGTACTCCTCAAGGTAAGCAGGCAATTCTAAGTCTGCTTGCTTGGTATAGAGGTGTAAGGGCTCCCGGGAAACCCGATTTCACGTCCATTACTAATGAACGAAAAGTCGAAATTCCCGATGAGCTTATACAACGGATTAGTTCGAACATCAAAAGAAATGAAACTTTTGATGTTTCCAAACTAAGCCCTCCCATAGTACAATTGAGATCTAAGGGTGGACCAAATGGACAGGCCACTCTCACATGTCTTCAAGATTTATTAAGTCTTGAAGGTCATATGAAAGAGTCTATCCAATATATCGCTAATGCTCAAGGGGGATTCGATTTTATCGATTCTCTTCTTCAGCTAAGCAGTATAGTTCAAGAACCAGAATCGCGGAGACCCCGTCCAATTCACTCAAAACTCGCTATTAAGCAAGAATTAGGTGGAAAAGATAGGATCTTCGCAATTGTTGACTACTGGACTCAGTCTACATTAGAACCACTACACTCCCAGTTAGCCTCGATCTTGCGCACAATCAAATCTGATTGCACGTTCGATCAGGGGAAAGGTGTTGAAGAGATTAAATCATGGACTAAATATTCTAACGAAATTTATTCTTTTGATTTAAAATCAGCAACAGACCGTTTTCCTTTAATACTTCAAGCTAAAGTATTAGAGAAACTAACTGGAGAAATTGAGTATAGTTCTCATTGGGCTAATCTAATTGCTAACCGACAGTTCAAGTATAGAAAAGTTTTCTATA